GACCAGCAACTACATCTGTAAAGTCACCTACTTCATCATCCATTGCCATTGACAGGAATGATGAATATAGCTCTTTACCGAATTGCCAAATCTTAACACCTTCATCTTCCATACCACGAACGATAACAGGAGCGAAGTAACGAACTTTTGGTTCGAGCTTTTTAGCCAATTTCCAGTTCTCTGGTTGGTCGGTTTGACGGAGTTTTTTAGCAAACTCTACTAATGGGTCTTTCTCATCAAAGTTAATTGGAGAAATCATTACTGGTTTTCCAATACCATAATGGAAATACAATTCGCTAAAAGGAGTTGCTTTGTTAAACTTAGAAGGAACAATACGAATTGTTTGTTTTCCTACTGATGGTTTCCAGAACAATGACTTACCATTGTTATTGTTGTTAGAGGTGGGTTTTTGCAGAGCCTCTAAACGCTGCTTGATTACGTCTAAATCCATGTTTATAACTTTTTATTAATAACTGTAATATACGAAACGTTTTGGACTAATCCAAATTATAGTTCAATAATTTTGTGAATTTTGGTTTTTAGTTCTTTAAGCTCGTTTTGTTGAGTTAAAAGGATTGTATTACGATAGTGTTGCCAGTTTACTCTAAATCTGGAATCTACGATACCACCATTTAAACCCTTAATTAACTCGTTTAGGGCATTAATGGTATAAAGTGTGTTACTATCTTTTTTACGATGAACTAAAATTGTATTATCTGGAATAGAGGATACATTGCCCTGATCAACATTGTATGTAACAACGTATTCATCATTGCTTTTTATATGTAGTACAAACATTTTGTTGTACATAATTGTATATTGGGATTGTAAATCCTCTACTAATCTATCAAGATTCTCAAGACTAGTAAAGGTACAAAATAACTTATTATTCAAATCAATTGTATTTTGGGGTGAATGTGTGTCTAACCCATAAATATAATCGTATCTAGGTAAAATCGTAGTTGATTCCATTTTTTTCTTTTAGTTGTAACTTTAATTTATAAAAAACCTGCTTAATCTGTTCTAACACCTCTACTTCGCTATTATCTACATCCAATAAGAACGAATCATACGTGTAAAGAACCAATTTGGTATTCCTACCTTTCAATAACTTGAATATACGAAATAATACTTCAACATTCAAGCTCGTTTCCATATTTTGTAAAATATAGTTAAATAATTTTTGAGGATTCATGTTCTCTAAAACATCACGTTTGTATTCGTAATTAGAGATAGGGCAAGTAATAACGCCTTCTGTTTGAAAGGTTTCCCAGGTCGTACGTATATACTCAGATGTTGCCTTAAAAAACGGAAGATCTTTATATTCATTAAATACTCCTCCGTATAGTTGTTTAAATGTTAATTCTTTAGCTTTGTCGTAATCAACACCATACATGCTTGCAAAAGCCTTATGTATATCATGATCACCAAAATCATAGTCAACAAGCATCCCACTAAGAGTAGGATGATAGGCGCTAATATCAAATTCCACAAACACATCATTACGAGGAATAAAGCTTTTCCTACAACCGTTTGCTTTAGGGAGAGCCGCGTAGTTGATACCATCATACTTGTTGGAAGGCCTAGTAGTAAGGGTCTTAAAATTGTAAGAAGTAAAAACATACTCGTCTGGCGAACTCCGGTCAAAGTTTTTTTCGAATTCATCTTTATTTATTTTTATGCCATTACGCTCTATCGCATTAAACACGAGCGTAGCCTTGTCATTATAAAACGGGTTTACCGCGGTATTAACACGGTGCTCTAAATCATCATATATCTGCTCGCAAACCTCATAATGTTTGGTAATCGGCACGAGTTGGTTAACAGTTGGTAAATCGGGAAATCTCCTATATAATGTAGAATGAGCTGTTGTTTGTGGAGGTATATACGGAGGAGATCCTAATGTTATATCTACAAGTTGCTTTAAAATCGTGTAGTGTAGAAATTCTTTTTTGTCTCTTACATATATCGTCTCTAACCCTTTCAAATATAAATATACCTCATCCTCAAACAAATTTTCACATTCGGGGTGAGATATAGGTAGAATGTATCCCTTATGACCTTGGATAGGTCTTACATAGAAGCCAATAATAGAGTTTTGTGTTGGGTGTTGGTAAGGATTATTTGTAATAACCTCTACAAACGCTTCTTTAAAACCACTATTTTTTAAAACCTCAAATTGTTCTTTATTTTCTATTAACCAAAACATTTATTTAAATATACAACCTTTTTTTTACATTATCACTCTTGATAGAATTGAAGGTAATTAAATCTTAAATACGCTCCTAAGCCTATAATTTGTAAATTCTTTTCTACAAATCCAATTTGTTTTGCGTTTATTTCTCTTACTTTTTCTTTTTCCCCAGAGATTAACCATTGAAGTTCAATTGGGACGTAAAGATTTGAGGAGATTGAATTATTAAAATTGCTACTATTTATTTCAGTATATAAATTTTGGTTTGATTTTTTAACAAAAAACCTAGTAAATTCACCATTTTGAATATCACTATCTGTAAGAATTGGGTAGTAAGGGATTGGGGTATAGGGTAAAGTATTTCTATTTTGACCACTTAATATACTATAGGGGGCATTTTCTCTAGTAAACCTATAATCTTCTACCTCAACTCTGTTAGATAATTGAGTACGAGAATAACCTGGGGAGTCTTCTGGGTAAATTAATACTATATTTTTACCTTCATTAGGTTCTTTACCTGAGTAAAGGAGACCATCAGAGGTTTTAAAATAAGGACCCGTATATAGTTGTTTAGAGCGAGCTTCTATAAGTTCACCATTACTGTAAAATCCAGTTTGTATTTGATTTTTAGGGTAATACATTAATTTGGATTATTGTTAAAAAAATCATTACTTGAGGAGATTGCCGTTTGCATAAAGTCATTATTAAATGGGTTATCCCCATCCATAAATGAAGTATTACTATTAAAATCAATATTAGCTGATGGTGTGCCTTGGTTTGTTGGTGGGTTCATATTGTTGGGGACTGAGTCTTGAATGGCTTTTAAAGAGGCATCCCATAATTCTTGTTTTTTATTTCCAGCATTAGCATCTTTTTCTAATAATTCTTGTACTTTAGGACTATTTGGGTTACCAAATAACCAAGTCCCATAGTATTTTTCAGCTGCTGCTTGTGAATTTGGTATTCTATCATCTTCTATATTACCCCAACCTTTTGAGTTTAATTTACCAGCAACAAATTCAATACCATCCGCTTCTGTTTTAAATGAAGCAAACCATCTAGCATTTGCTGTTCTATTTCCTTGTCCCGCTTCACCTTCTTTAGAGTTAAAACTTCCATTTATGTAAGAATCAATACCTGACCATTTAAGGTCGGTTTGTACTCCATAGTAATTATAATTAAAACCTTTTAAATTTTGTTCTTGTTGAGCTAAAAATACTACACTAGCTTTAATACTATCATTATAATTAGATCCCAATGCTGAATTTACATTAGCAGCAAAAGAGCTTAATGAAGATGGTGTAGAGAATATATTTTGAGCTGGTGGGTATTGGTTAGTTGTTGAATCTAATAAATCATTTGAATTGCCTGAATTACTAGATTGGGCTAAACGTTGAAGGTTTTGGGATTCAGGTAATTTAGGAACCGCTATAGTTTCTAATTTAGTATTCCATTTATTATTTACTACCTCGTGGGAAACCCCTTTAATTATCCAATATAAAGTTTGTGGATAATAATTTGGGAGGAATCGAGTATCTACTTTTAATTTATCGTAAATTCTAATTCCAGATAATCCATCCATTGTAACTTGAATGTTTATAGGTATCATACCTATTTGATTAGTACCAAATCTAGAAATACCTTTACTTTGGGATTCAGCATTAGCTAACTCATTTTCTAATTTTATTAATTCTGCTAACCAATCTTTTTGAAGTTTTACAAATTCAGAAATACGTTCAATTGGGAAATTTTTAAAGTTATAAATATCTTCTATTTTATTTTCAGAACGTTTTTGAATATCAGGGTTATTTGCTTTTTCTTCTTCTGTAAAAGCATCTTCACCTACATTCATAACATTACCTATAACACCTTCGGCATAACCAAACCATAAAAATTTAAGTTGTTCTTTTATTTTTTCTATTCTTTCTTGAATAGTAGGGCTATTTTCATTATTATCTTTTTTTAACGAATCTACTTTAGTAGGGTAATATCTATCTACTAACCCAAAATTCCATCTAGATAATCCTGTAGCATCTTCTCCTACCGTTTTACCCTGTGCTTGTGCACCTACTGATACTGTAGTAGAAAAATCATTAGTTAATTCTGTTTTAACATTAACATCTGTTACAAAACTTCCTTCAGCTCCAACCATTGAACCTGATGGGTTAGTTAGTGGATTTAATCCATATAGGTTAATTGTAGTACCTTTTTCATCAGAGACTTGAGTACCATAAATCGAATTTTGATCATAAATTCTCATTACTCTATCATCTTCTAGTCTAATAGAAAGTTTATTAACCCCTCCTAAACAACTATTAGCTGTTTTTAATAGTTTATCTACAAAATCATATAATGGAATTTTTCGGGTGTCTTCATCTCTTAAACTTTCAATAGTATCTAAAAGGTATTGGTATTCAAAATAAATGTTCATTATTTTCCCATGTAAAGGAAAATCTTCAGTTGGGTTATTTGGATCAAATTTAGAACCAAAATTTTCTAATTGAGCTTTATCTAATCTAAAAATACTATCTTGATATACAGGGTGAGGCCATTCTGGGTCATCAATATCCTCTTGTTTAGCTACAGCATCCCCA